ACTTCACTATGATAAAGAAACAGAAGTTGATAAATCTCTAGTAAAATCAAGAAGAGTTCCTAAATCTGTTATTAAAATAGCTAAAAGTATTTTAGAAAAAATTCCCTCTAATGAAAGAATTATTAAAGAATGGCTGCCGACTGATCATGAAGGAACAGTTTCTTTCATTTCAAATTATGAAAGCATAGATTTTAGTAAAGGAAAATGGCTTATTCAAACTAGAACCAATAAAATGTTAGAACCTATTAAAGATTTTTTTGAAGATAAAGGATTTTATTATTCTAGTAAAAAAGGAAATAATCTAATTAGTAAAGATTTATTAATTGCTATAGACGTTTGGACTAGTCTTAGCGAAGGCTTATTAATTCCTGCAAAATTAGCTAGAAAAGCATATTCTTTTATGACCGTTACTGGTGGTAAAATAAAAAGAGGCTTTGGCAACGGAGGATCCTTTAAAGAAGTTATGGAAGAAGTTGTTTGCCTCGATGATCTAAGAAAAAACCACGGGCTGCAAGCGGCGGGAAGCTGGGATCAAGCTTTTGATAAAATAGATGAAAGAAGAAAACAATATATCTTAACTTTACAAAGAAATGGGGAGGATATTTTACCTACTTCAAAACCTAGAATTAGACTTTCTACAATTCATGGCGCTAAAGGAGATGAAGATGAGAATATTGTTCACTTTTTAGACTTAGATATTTTAAGCTATAACGAGTTTCAAAGAAATCCTAGTCCTGAACATAGGCTTCAGTTTGTAGGAGTAACTCGAACAGTATCTAATCTGTATATAGTTAATCCAACAGGACAATATGGATATCAGATATGAGTGATTTATTATTTTTAACAATATTAACCTGTATGTGGATCTTTATAATATTATGAGTGCATATAGTAAACAAGTAGGGGGTAAACACTACAAAAAATATAAAATTCAACCTGCTGAATTTATTATACAAAATAACATTCCTTGGAGTGAAGGTGAAGCTATTGTTCATATAATACGACATAAAGATAAAGCGGGAAAAGAAGATTTATTAAAAGCTAAACACTACATTGATATGATTATAGAAAAAGAATACTAAAATGATTTTTGAAGCACAAACAGAATGGATAGCACCAAATAATTTTCCAGACCTTAAGGATTATAAAGTAATTTCAATTGATTTAGAAACAAGAGATCCAGATTTAAAGTCAAAAGGATCTGGGGCCATTATTGGTAATGGAGAAATCATAGGTGCTGCTGTAGCTGTCGATGGATGGTGTAAATATTATCCTTTTGGACATGAAGGTGGGGGTAATTTAGATAAAAAACGAATTTTAGAATGGTTAAAATCAGTTTGTGCAACTGAAGCAACCAAAGTGTTTCATAATGCTATGTATGATGTTTGCTGGCTTCGTTCTTATGGAATAGAAGTAAAAGGTCATATCATTGATACTATGGTCATGGCTTCACTCGTAAATGAAAATAGAATGAGTTATGCTTTAAATGCTTTAAGCTGGGAGTATTTAGGAGAAAGAAAAAATGAGAATATTTTAAAAGAAGCTGCTAAAAACTGGGGAATTGATCCAAAGGCAGAGCTCTACAAATTGCCTGCAATGTATGTTGGAGAATACGCAGAAAAAGATGCCTCTCTTACTTTAGAATTATTTAAAAGACTCTCAACAGAAATTAAAAAAGAAAATTTAATAGAAATATTTAACTTAGAAACTGAATTATTTCCTTGTCTTGTAGATATGAGGTTTAAAGGCGTTCGAGTAGATGTTCAAAAAGCTCATGAATTGAAGCGTAAATTAACAGAACAAGAAAAGCAACTCCTGCTAGAAATAAAAAAAGAAACGCAAATAGATGCCCAAATATGGGCTGCGCGATCAATTGCCACAATTTTTGATAAATTGAACTTACCTTATAAAAGAACTGAAAAAACAAATGCACCATCCTTTACAAAAAATTTTCTTTCGGAACATAAACATCCAATAGTTAATAAAGTAGCAAAAGCCAGAGAAATAAACAAGGCTCATACTACTTTTATAGACACCATTTTAAGATATGAACATAAAGGTAGAATTCATGCTGATATTAATCAAATAAGATCTGACCAGGGAGGAACAGTCACTGGAAGATTTTCATATTCTAATCCAAATCTCCAACAAATTCCAGCAAGAAATAAAGATTTAGGTCCGATGATTCGAAGTTTATTTATACCTGAAGAAGGATGTAAGTGGGGATGTTTTGACTATTCCCAACAAGAACCCAGACTCGTAGTTCACTTTGCAGCAACAACTGCAGGAATAAAAGATGATTCCTCTGTTAAAGAAATCATAGATAATTATTCTAACAATGATATTGATTTTCACAAAGCTGTTGCAGACATGGCAGGTATAAATAGAACTCAGGCTAAAACTATTAATCTTGGACTATTCTATGGAATGGGTAAGGCCAAGTTACAAGCAGAATTAGGTTTAAACACGAGACAAGAAGCTGAAGAACTATTTAATAAGTATCACGAAAGAGTTCCTTTTGTTAGAGACTTAATGAATGAAGTTTCTAAATGGGCATCACGCGACGGTGAAATAAGAACATTACTTGGAAGAGGATGTAGATTCAATAAATGGGAACCTGCACAATTCGGAATGCACACACCAATGACATGGGAAGATGCAATAAAAAAATATGGAGAAAATAGAATACGAAGAGCTTTTACCTACAAAGCATTAAATAAATTAATACAAGGATCTGCTGCTGATATGACAAAAAAAGCAATGTTAAATTTATATAAAGAAGGAATTATTGCACATATACAGATTCATGATGAATTAGATTTATCTGTAGAATCAGAAGAAAAGGCCAAAAAAACCATTGAGATTATGGAAAATGCTGTTAAGTTGCTTATTCCAAATAAAGTCGATTATGAATCGGGTAAAACTTGGGGAGACATTTATGATTAGGAGGAAACATGGAAAAAGTAAAACAAGTTTGGGCATTGGCAAAAGCTAACCCAAAGATATCTGTTGCTATAGTAATAGTTATTATTGCCATTTATTCTTTAGCAACCTAGGAACCATATGAGAGATGGCTTACCTAAATGCAAACATTCCTGTGACTTATGCACAGATCAGGAGAGAATATCTCTATGACCTTAAAGATCACCATGGAGAGGTGGAGGATTGTATTGTATTTGGGTTGGCATCGATTACGGGACGTCCTATACTCTTTCACGCTATTATGGAAAATGGTGCGATCTTCTATCGCTTACCTATCTCCGCGTTCATTCAAAGAGGATTTAGAGAAGATCAAGTTCCTAGATATAGACTTGATGAGCTGGAGCTTTGGAATTGCTTCAGTTACTATCCTAGCGTTACTTCTTTTGATATCCTAGACGGACAATCAGGAAAATATATTGGTAAGGATAAAAAATGGCATGCAGGAGCATACCTTTTTACAGTTGACTGGGCCCATCCAGAGAGTAATATAGTAGATACGGATCATTCCGAAATTCCGCACGAACATAAGTGCGCTCATGTATTGGCATTGGAAGATGGCAATTATGCGGCTCAGCCAAATAACAGACTAATCTGGAGCATACCTTCATTTACAGTGAAGGATGAAGTACCAGATTGGAAAGTCCAGACTTCCGAGTGGAATGTGGAGGATACTGGCAAATGGAAAACAGAAGATACTGACAAGTTCTTCTACAACATTGAGGAGACACATGATGAGAAAACTAGTGTGGAAGATAAAACAGATGATCTCAAAAATTAGGATGAAAAGACATCTGGCTGATATTGGTAAAAAATTTTATGGCGGATAAATGTAAAAGTTGTTATTGTGATTGTCACTGTTCTTTAACAGAACATTCCGATATGAATGGTGTATGTCCATGTCAATTGTGTAGCTGTAAACCATCAGCAGCAATAGCCAGTAATGATGAGTGTGAATCATGCCAATAGATCCAAATAAATGTTGTAAGACACATACTGAAGAAAAAGAAGAATCAGGGGAATGTTGTCAACTAGATGAGCAAGACAACGCAGAACAGGCAACATATGAATATACAGTTAAATTAAACAAGGAGAAACATGAATAAATTATTCCTGGTTCTGGCTTTATTATTTGCTTTGAGCGCCTGCTCAGTAGGCAAAAAATGTACTTATACTCAAGAAGGAACAAAAATATCTTCTTGGATTTGGTTTACAAAAGATATGCCAGCAGACCTAGACAAAAACAATTGTAGTTAGTATGGATCTAAAAGATAAAATAATTGGAATGGCTCTCGTTGCATTAATTTCGTTGGTCGGCTGGAATCTTCACGAAACGTGGGGTATGAAAGAAGAGGTTTTTAAACTTCAGCAAGGACAAGTTGTTCTATCTAAACAGATTAAAAAGAACTCTGCTTTTGTTAAACAAAAACTGAAACAAATAAAGAAAAGACAGAATAAAAAAACTATTGATAAAGCAATAAAGAAAAATAATAAGAAGAATAAAAAAAAGAATAAAAATAAACAGGAGGATTAATATGAAACGCATAATTCTGTCTCTGTTTATAATCTTATTATTAGGTGGTTGTGATTTTAAAAATGTCAGACATAAAGTAGGCTTTACTACAAAACCTTTTTCAAAAAATGATGGATTTGAAAATTCCACCAAGATGAATTATACCATCATATTTGGAGTCGTACGCCCTAAGGAGGACGATGATTGATGAAAAAAATATTTATTTCTATTTTTGCAATCGTATTTGCAACTAATGTATGGGCTGGATCAACTCAAACTAATACAAGTGGATCTAATACAGCTATAGAAGGAAACTATTCTTCTGAATCCACAACTACATACGAAGATGGTAGTAGTTCCAATACAACTACTTCATCAACAACTAATTCAAATATAAAATCTGCACCACCAAACGCAAGTGCACCATCCTATAATTCTATGACTCAGGATGTATGTGCCGTAGGAGCATCAGTAGGAATACAAACCTTTGGAGTTGGTTTATCAGGTGGAAAACATTTCATAGATAAAAATTGTGAAAGACTAAAATTAGCAAGAATTCTCAACGATTTTGGCATGAAGGTGGCAGCCGTTGCAATTCTCTGCCAGGACGAAAGAGTATTTGAATCTATGATTCAAGCAGGAACACCTTGTCCTATCGATGGTAAAATAGGAAAAAATGCTCTTGCACTATGGACTAAATATGACTTCGAAAGACCTGACTACAAAGCATACGTTAAACGTATGAAGAAGAGGGAAGCAGTAATGCCTAAACCTGAACCAGAAATTATATCTCAAGACACTTCTATCGATAAGAAGGTCAAATGGACAAGTCAATAAAAGTATTCATTGTA